AACACGCTCTCTTAAGGTATCAATATGATCATTGACCTTAATAAAATCATCATCAATGACACTGAACGTCTTTCCGATCCATGAGAAATCGGGGACTTCATTGACTTCGTTTACCCACTTAGGAAACTTGGGAATAGACGATTTTACAGCATCAATTGCTTCACAGATTGCCGCAATCTCAGCATCATAATATTTTACTTCTGGTAGATTTGTGACCTCTGTTTGAAGAGTGTCAATTCTATCTTCAATAGCATCTACCTGCTCATCATAATACTTGACTTCAGGAAGATCTTTGATTTCATTTCTTACAAGATCAATCTGTTCGCAGATTGCTGCTACTTCATTTTCATAGTATCTTACTTCTGGGATCTCTGGGATCTCGTCCCTTACCTGAGAGATCTGCTCAGCAAGTTGCTCTAGTTCTTTATCGTAATACTTAATCTCTGGAATGTCTGGGATGTCGTTCCTGACATCGTTAATCAGACGAATTAATTCTGGGAATGGGGGAACAATATCTTCTACTTCTGCGAAAGTATCTCCGTTCAGATCTTCAATGGTCTGAGTTTCTTCGCTTATTACTTCTTGCTCTTGTTCAATAAAATCTTCAACAGAGGGCAACTCCTCTTCAACTTCTTCTGTAATAAATTCATCAACTGACGGAAGATCGCTGTTATCTTCAGCGAAATCGTCAATTGAAGGTAAGTCCTCTCTTGACATTTTATTAGTAACTTAGTACTTCGGGATTTATCTCCCAGATTTATTTATCTTCTTCTTTAAGTCCAGACTTAAGAAGTTTTTGTAGTTCTGCTGTAGAACCAACAAACAAAGCATTGTTGACTGTTGATGGACCTCTTACTGGTTTTTCCTCTTCAATGTCCTTCAACTTTTTCTGAAGATCAATCAGTTTATCAGTTGCGTCTGCTACGTTCTTAATCAGTTGTCCAGCAACTTCATAAGCACGAGGCATTTCACTTTCTTGAGCAAGTTCAAGAATACCATTCAGTGCTTCCTGTCCCTTCTCAATGATTGAATATAGATTGCCACGAGTGTATTCATAGTCTTTCTTCACATCCTGCACGGAGGATGCTGCTTCTTCTACCTTCTGTATCTCTTTTGTCTTTTCAGGCACTACTTCACTCTCAACATTAAAGGCATCGTTTAGATCATCAAATTTAGACATATGTTATGAAATCGATCCACTAAATCCGAAGTCGTCTCCGAACTCAATCAGAGCATCATCCGCAGCATTGATGATCTTGATGGGAGCACCATTGACGTGAGCAACAGCAGTTGTTCCATCCTGACCACGCTTAACATTAAGTCTATTTCCATTGATGGAGTTGATGTACAATTCTTCTCCTTCAATTTCAATGTAAGTCTTAGCAGTAAGACCACTAGCATCAACAACATCGAATGCTCTTGTTGATGTGGTAATGTCTTCTGTAATCGTTGTTTCGACCTCTCCAGTGTAATCCTTGATTGCTCTTGGAGTGGCACTGTAAGTAATATCGCGAGTTGTGCTTCTGGAATCTCCAGAGATGTAGTTGATCTTTGCGGTCTTGATGATATCCTTCGTAGCAGAGGATACGGGACCGAACATGAATGTTTTAGCAGTAAATCTCAAGGTATAAAGAAGAACACGTCTGCTGGTGTAGTCTCCTTCATAATCGTCCTGCATTGAGATGCTTTCTAGGACAATAGGAATATCTCTTTTCTCGTTAATAGATCCAACCAATTCAACTGTTAGATTATAAGATGGTTGGAAGTATGGTAAGATTTGCTCCACAATCTGTAGGGCATCATCATTCAACTTAGTCATGATCGCCAGTTCAAATGACATGTTGTAAGGAACTGGCATGTATGCTTTTTTGGATTCAGACTCATCGTCTGGATCCTTTACTATAAACTGCTGAACTGTAGAAACCTTTCTAGCAGGATCATAAGTCAGTCCAGTGAACTCAAATGACATTCTTGGTAATGTCATCGCAGTTGCTTTATTCAGATCTGCTTGCTGTTCTAATCTCGCAAGAAACTTCTGAGTAGGACCATAAGCCAAAGGAACCCTGGTGATGTTGACAACATCATCATCTGCATTGGTAGTTTTGATTGTCAGTCCATTAAAAAGAGTACCAAAGGATATAATGGTTCTCCTCAAAATTTCGTTATAAAAATACTCAAACATTTTTTAGATTCCTTGTGAGTTTATTTAGGGTATTCCAAAGGGATTCTGCTCAGAGAAGTCCAGAATGGCGTCTGCTTGGGTTTCGATGTTGATATTATCTGCGAATCCATCATCAACTGGATCAAGACTAATAACTCTCAGTTGATGTGATGCACCGGAAGAAGATCCAACGATTTTCTCTCCAACAGTCCAATCACCACTGACAGTGTAGACTTCCAACTCATTAGTAACAGAGTTCCAAGTCTTGACTCTTGCCGTGGTTCCACTAATAGATCCAGTGACGATTTCATTAAACGTGAATGAACCAGTGGAAGTGAGATCTGGATCTGAGATGGTGATGGTTGGCAGAGCAGTATATCCAGTACCAGAGTTGCTGAAGTAGATTGCTGAGATGGTTCCTGCTGCGCTTACAATAGCAGTTGCAGCAGCAGAGACTGTGGAGACCCCAGTAAACGTAATTGTTGGGTTTACAGTGTATCCAGCACCTGCGTTTGTAATGGTAGCAAGACCAACAATTCCAGTGTTGATAACTGATGTTGCTGCTGCTCCTGCACCATTGTCATTAGTGGCAGCAAAGAAGTTCACCGATGGTGGGTTGGTAGTCGCATATCCAGCACCAGGATCAATCAACAGAACTTCCTGAACCACACCAAGACTTGGATTTGCGATTGTATTAGAACAAGCAGCAATACCACTAAGAAGTCTTGCTGTAGCAATACCAATTCTTCCACCAGATGGTGCCGAAGAGATTGCTACTCTTGGTGGATTGAGATAAGAACTTCCTCTATCGGAAATTACAAATCTCTGAATACCATGATCAAACAGAGAGATTGTTGCCTCTGCTGTTACTCCAGTTCCAACCAAAGTAAGAGTCTGAGATGGTCCAATCAATGTTGGGATTCCATCTTCATTAACACCAGTTGCTTCATCCCCAAGAAGAACATCATCAATATTATCAACCCCAGTATCAATGAGCTCATCACCGAGACGGAAGAGTTCACATCTCAGTTCATAAACATAATTCTTTTGTAACTGATAAAATGGTTTCTCATGCTCAACATACTTAATCTCAAATAGACGATCTCCCAGAGGAAAATAAATTAAGTCTCCCTCTTTTGGTCTGGATGAGAGTTTGATGTTCTGCTCATTCTTAATCAGAGGTGAGATGTAAGTCTCATACCTTTCTTTTGAAATAATCAGAGTGATCTCATTCGTTGCTTGAATACCAAACTTCGACAACAACGTTGGGTTATCTCCATATCCATCAAAACTCTCTACATATGCTTCAATGGGATATGCGTCATCAAAAGTTGATTGTACAACCTCTCTGATTATAGAATTCTCTGTGACGTATTTTCTGGGCAGATAATGAACCTCAACCCCATACATCTTCAACTGTTCGTTGATTAGATCTTGGAGCAGATTCTGCTCTGTCCTAGCACCTTGTTGAAAGAACGGGTTAAGCATAATATCAACCGATCATATCTAAAGGTGGAAGTTCGTAAGTAGAAGACATCTGCTCTCGGATTACTTCCAAGTCTTTCTGTGCGTCATCATAAATCTGTCTTCCATTTAACTCTATTCCACCAGGAAGTTTAACTCCTTGGAATTTGATTAAGTTCTGACCCCACTGTCTCTTCATCAGTGCGGTAGCATATCTTTTCAAGAATGAATCATTAAAGACTCTACTAAAATCATTAGGATCAATCAGTCTATAACAATCAATAATAAAGTAATCGTCCTTCTTGACATCACCCCAATCAACATCAAGGTAAAGTCTGTCTTGTCTTTGATTGAATCTAATTTGCTTCTCAGTATTCAGAGCAAAATCAAGATCTTCCAAATATCTCTTCGTCATCGCATATGTAAGAATTTCGGTGGATCCAAAATAATACATATCATTCAAGAACATCTGATACTTAACACTAAACATATTGTTAGTGGTAGTCTCAGATCCATCATATCTAAAGATTTTATTGATACCAATAACTGCTGGTGGTATCTCTAAGAAATTACTATTCTCTTCGTATGAAAATGTGGTTGCTGTCCCCGCGATAGTAGTGGTCGCAGTGGTCGTGACAATACCTACGGCATTATCATTAACACCTCTTGCTCTACCACGATTTATATCGTCCTCAGTAATCTTATACTTAAGGTATGTCTGAATAACACCGTCAAAATGACGCTCATGAAAATACTGGAGAGCATCATCAATGATGTCCTCTACCTGTTCATCAGCGATGTTAATCTCTAAAACAGGAGCACCAAGTTGTCTCTTGCAGTAATTGATTAAGTCTGCCCTACTTGACGGTTGTGCCATTTAACCACTATTCTCCTATACAATATTTAGGGGGCAGAAGATATTCCAGCAATGACTAAAACATTGCCGTTCGCAATACTATAGATTGTGCTACCAGAACTAACCAGAACGTTGTATACATAACGTCCCTCTTTTAAATTCCTAGTGTCCGTAGAACCCAGAGAAATTTTAAACTTACCATCATACGCACTGGTAAATCCAACAGTAAAACTTGTGGTTACTCCTAGAGTTGCCCCAACAGCAACACTCTTTGCCATCTGAGCAGATCCACTGTAACCAGTGAAATTGAAAGCAGCATTAGAAGTATCAACTACATTGAAATTAGTAGTAAAATCTGCGCCAGTATGAATTGTTAAATTAACACCTTTTGGTACGCCAGCATCTGGGTCAAAGGTGATATTCTTACTCGCCATCTGATAGTCCTACGATCTGCATTGTTTCTTGTTGTTTATAATAAAGTTTGCAAAAAGATTTTGCGATATTTCTAAGAGTGTCACGATCATCACAACTATCTATCTCAGATGCGAGTTGCGAATACGCAAACATCTTTGAAAGATTTTTTAGTTCAATAGTATCAGGATCCATTGATTAACTCCTTTAGTAACGACTTGATTTCATTCAACTCACCTTTCATATTAGCAAGATCATCCTCAATTGTCTGTACCTTTTGAGTCTCTTTAGACTTTGATTTCCTCCTAGCGAGATACTGATTATATTCAAATTCATTCACATTCACGATGGAATTAGTTTCGGGATCTCTAGCGAGATCCCCATGTCCTTCAATTGTGTAGTTGGTATCCATAATCAAGCAAGTGCGATAACTCTCAGGTT